ATTTATCTGGCATTATCCCATCAACTTTGCGGCTGTTAGGTTTGTAAGAATCTCGTTAACTTTAGTAATGATCTGCGTGGTAGTAGATGCTGCTGACAACGGGGCAGCGGAAGTAGCCTGTAGTCTGAATCCACCTTGTGTAACTCCATCCTGTAGAACAAGAGCCATATGGGTGGAATCTAGAATCACTTCACCAATTATCCCTGTGTAGAAAGCTACAGCAGCAGCGGAGTTAGCCCGCGCAACTACACGATCAATATCAGAACCTGTACGGATCGTTGCCATAAAGATTCTGCCCTCCAACATAATCAGATCGAAACGCGTCGTAGCGATTGATCAGATCAACACGCATACGACGAATACCAGTGGTGAACTTCTTTTCCATGACTGCGGCAGCTTCGACATTATCCCGGAACATGTAGCAATACCACATCGCTCCGTCGATAATGACATTACTGAACCTGTCGTAGACGGTCGGGCTATCCGTAGCAGCACTAAGATCGGGGGGGGTGACCCAATAATCGAAGGAGACAGAATAGTTCTGATCTGGATACGGAGTGAACCCAACTTCTTCCTGCTGCGTGCGATACACAAAATCAGGAGAAGACCAACCCGAGCTAGTCATATTAATATCGTTGGACTTGCGAGTCTGGCGCCACAGATCAAAATCAATCAAGCTGATAGGCTTAGCTGTGACGGAGGAGGTAGGCACATTCTTATTAAGAACGAAGCTACCCCAATCAACACGAACATAATTAGGGGCAGCGCTAGTCAGTGGGTACGTAGGAGTACCAGAGGTCAACGTAATAGTCGCGGCCGAAATGTTGAACGGCCACTCATACTCTGCGTGATAAATATCACGAATAGCAAATTGCACAGCGTCCTTGATCTGTGAATGAAAACCTGTTGCAGCCGTAAAATTGGTCGAAGTCATAGCAACTTCGTTCAATCGGTGTGCGACACTATTGCAGAGATTGAGATAATTCATATGTGGTGAAGGAGGGGGTTATTGGCCCCCTCCCTCAATTCCATTATTCGCCGATGATCGTGTAGACCGCGCACACACGAACCACAGCATTACCTGCAGTCATGGTGCCGGAAGTAAGAACAAGTTCAATAGTCGACGCCGCACTATTGAAGAACGGGAACGTCGCGGCAGAGACAGCAAGCTGCCCAGCAGTCGAGAGGTTACCGTTAGCAGCGACCGCGTAGATGTAGCCCGCACCGGAGAGCTGCACAGACGCAGCCGACGTGTTGGCAGTCGTAACCTCACCACCGACCCAATGCACAACGCAATCGGACGGAAGCTGAATAGCCTGAATAATGTCGTTAGCCGCAACACCAGCGCCCGAAATGCCGGAGAACTCAATAGCCCTCCGAACGGTGGTGGTGGACGAGGCCCCGACCTGGGTGAGTGCGCCGGTACCAGTTACCGTACCGCGACGACGATCAAAAGTAGCCATGTGTTATTCTCCTATTAGTCGACGGTGTAGTGAGCGGCAGCGATGGCGTCGGTACGGAGAACCTTACGGCCGTACATGTGCATACCGCGAACGATATCCGCGAACGAATTCGTATCACGATAGCTCTCGGTCTTAGCAATCTGCGACGCAGTGGCAGTCGAAGAAATATGACCAGCCAGCACGGTGCGGACGGTAGCAGTCGACATCGGGGTGTTGTTGCTCTTGTAGCACTTGAACCCACGAATCTCGCCCGGCGAGACGAGACCATTACGAAGAATGGTAGCGCCGTCCTTGCTGTTCGACCAATCCATCAGAAGCTTGCTGTTCTCATCACCAACCTGCTCCCAGAACACCGGGTCCGCAACGAGCCAACGACCCTCGGACGGGACGTTGTTCACATCGAGGTAACGCGACAGGCGGTTCATGACCGACAGAGGCGAAACCTCACCGGCCGCAAAGCCGACATCGAGCGGGGCAGCGGAGGTGCCGTAAAGCATACCAGCCGAAACCTGACCCTTGATGTACGACAGAATGTCGGTGTCGAAGGTGTCCTTGAGCTTGTAAGCCGCCGCAGCAATAGCGAGCGACTCCCAGTTCACATGCGACTGCTTCTCTTCAATGTCATCGACCTTGAACATGAAGTAGTTCGCCTGATCAACCGTCAGGGTAAGCTGGTCATCAACGAGGTCCTGGGCAATGAGTGCCTGACCACGAACGAGCGCACTGACGGTCAGCACCGGCTCCTTGATGATGTTAACGGTATCGCCGAAATTAGCGATCTCGCCGAAGTAGTCGGTGTTGGTGATATCCTCAGCAACGGACGACTTGCGGAAATACTTCTGAACCTTCTGCGAGTAAATAGTCGGGCTGAAGTAACCATTGGGTAGGTTACCATAGCCAGGAACGGTAGCGAAAGCCATTTAAAATCTCCTGTGTGTATTATCTACGTTGAGGAGTCAAATCGTATTCGATCCTACCTTCACGAGAAGCCTTGTCGATCTCGGCCTCATTCTCTTCGAACCAGTTAGGCTTGGAGCGAGAGAGCTTGAGGATTTCCGATTCCTTCCAAATCTTCTTCGTAGGCAGACCATCCTGAATCTCAGGATTACGATGACGAGTTACCTGCTTGGCAGCGTCGTCATTTGACTCCCTCTTGTTACGCTTTTTGCTTAGACCCTTCTCCATCTTATAGAGATCAATGGCCTTGGCGCAAAGCTCGGGGTTATCGGGATTATCATACAACCAGGATTTAATCTGAGGCAATTGTTCCTCTGCCCATGCATGAAACTCCGCCGTCTCACGAAGCTCTTCCCAATCCGGGTGAAGCTGAGAAAGACGGACAGTCGCTGAATCGCGAGCCAGCTTGGCTTCGAGTTCACGAACATTATCGAATCGAGATTCGAGATCGTTCTGCGACTTAATAGTTTCCTTGCGAGCAATGCTAACAAGTGTCTTGAATACATCGGGGAACTCATTGGCGAATGCAGAGATTTCTGCTTCGGTCTTGGGGAGTTCCACCTTTTTACGAGAGAGAGCGTCAATCTTAGCCTGCATTTCTGCTCGGGTCTTGCGATTTTCATCCTGCAGCCTATTGATATAGGTGCGGGCATCGCCATAACGCTTCTTGTAGGTCTTCTCTTCCTGACTTTCGGGTTCCTGGTCCTGGCCGTCTACGGGTGCAGGGGGAGTAGCCTCGTCCGGTTCATCAAGTGCCGCCTTATACGCACCTTTGTAGGGCGTATGGATGACTGCATCCCGATTAATTACCTCGTCCTGGTTAGTGTGAGTAGTCATATTGTTGTTCCTTTGGGTTGCCGACCACCGGCAAGTAGCTCTGGAAGTTCAGTTCTAGGGGCTGATAAACAGGTGGCCTTAGTTTTTAACGCTGTAACCTGAGTTGGAGTTAGACTTCACGTAAGTGTCTCCATCCCACTCAAATGTACTTGCACCCTTGCTCTTATAGAATGCCAGAGCGTCCCCCAGCGAAGCACCGGGTGCGAGTTTATTACCCTCCGAAGAGGTTTTCTTTGTACTAGACTTGTCCATAGCCTTGGTCTTAGACTTAGGGTTAATATCAATCTTAAGGGGAGGCTTCTTGGGCGCGTTGACCTTCTTGGAGGTCTCAAACAACGCCTTCTCTTCCTCAAACTCTGGGTCAGAAGAAGGGGCCATCATCCCAACCTTGTCGTCCTTGTTACGCGATTCCTTTACATTACCCATGGCAGCCTGGGGGTCCTTGAGAGCCTTGGCAAGCCCTTCGGCTTCACCTTCGTTGGTGTCTCCCGGCATCATGCCCGCAGCAACACCACCAACGCCAGGGATCATGCGAGTCATAAGCCCCATAAGCACCTTCTTGGAGACAGCGTTCACCATCTCGTCATCAGACATAGTCGTAGGGCCTGCAACCTTAGCAGCGGGATCAGCCATCAAGCCAGGACCCTTGGGGGGAGCATTCTTGGCATCCTTCAGACCACTCATACCCTTACGCGCCTTGTCAAGCTCGCTGGGAGTAGCCTTGGACCATTTACCATCCTCAAGGTCCATCCTACGGGCCTTGTCACGCTCAGCCTGAGTAGACCTAGTAACCTTACCGTCTTCCAAGTCCATACGCTTGGCCTTATCCATTTCGGCCGGAGTGGACTTAGAGAACTTACCATCCTCAAGGTCCATCTTGCGAGCCTTGTCAAGCTCAGCATCAGTGGACGGAGTCCACACACCTTCGTACTGATCAATAGCTGGCTTAGCCATATACCCTTTTAGAGGATTCTCCGGGGGCTTACCACTACGAGCAGCCATAGACTGCATTTCATCCTGCTCGGGCTTAGTTGGATTAACAATGCGCATAGAATCTGTGTTATTCATAGACGTATCAGCAATCTTCTTAGCCTTACCAGACATGCTGTGATACTTATCCATGAGCCAATCGAAAAAGTCCGAATCCGGGGCCATAAGGCTTCCACCCTTGCTCGGAGAGACGCTAACAGCGCCACCTTCGGCAAATCCAGGCTGAGCCGGATTCTGCGGGGGAGTCATAGGCGGCTGCGCGGGAGCCATCATACCCGGCTGCTGAGGGGCCATACCCGGTTGCTGAGGGGCCATACCCGGAGGCGGTGCCATCATTCCTGAAATCTTTTTGATAAATTCCTGCTTGCTCTGCTCAAACTCGGGATTAGCCGTAAGCCCCTGAGCTTCTGGAGCCCTGGCAATATCGTTAAGCTGGGTTAGAAAGTCCTGACCGAAAGTCTGAGTGGCTTCTGCGGTGTTGACGAACTCTCCATTAGAGAGATTAGCATCAATGGAATCATCCTTAGGACCGCCAG